CGACAAAACATGGAGAGAGATCAGAAAAGAAGGCAAGATGATCAACTGCAAAGGTTACAACAAAATGTTCCTAGTCTCTGCTACAGGTCTTAACGCCTCTTCAGATGATGGACTTTCAGACGATCTTATTGATGCCAAGAAATCAAGAATCATGGCGGCATTTAAGAAGAACCAAAGAAACAAAAAGACTTCAAGGTTCTTAACTAACGAATTCATTAAGGAGATTGCATAATGGAAAGAATAAACACGATGAACATTGACAAGTTCGTAGAAGCCTTTGCCTTCATCGGCAAAGGACCTTGTCAAGAATTTGACTGCCCAAGGCAACAAGAATGTGCTGATGAGGAAGTTGAATGTAAAGCATTTAGGTATTGGGTCAACAATGATTCATACGATACGATGAGAAAAGGAAAGAAAACATCCATAGCAGTTGATATGGGAAGGTTATTGAAGCCAATTGAGTAGATTAACGCTTGACAATGACCACCATTTTATTGTAGGATGGAAACTGATGAGATTAACTAAGGAGACTATATGACAGAATCTATTGCATTAAGTAACGGCAAGAATTTCAGATTGTCACCAGACAAACTTGAGTTCATTGCTACTGTAAAGTCTACTTTCGGAGAACAATCTGTTCTTTCAAAAGAAGACCTTGAAAAACTTGACTATGTCCCATATTGGGTAAAGTCAAAGAAATATCCGTTTACTAACGAAAGTAAAACGGTTTTTGATCTGACACCACTTCTAAATGTGTCAACACCTGTTCAACCAAGGGCGATACCAGTATCGACACCTAGTTCGAATATGCCAGTTGCGGCTCAGACTGAGTCAATCAACATCATCGAAGACAATGTAAAAATTGTTCCTGAGAAGATGTCAAACTATGTACCGTTTGGTCATTTCAAAGATGTGAAGAATATCATCAAGTCTAAGATTTTCTTCCCAGTGTTTGTCACTGGTCTATCTGGTAACGGTAAGACCTTGATGATCGAACAAGTTTGTGCTCAACTCAAAAGAGAGTTGTTCAGAGTCAACATCACCATCGAGACTGATGAAGATGATCTAATGGGTGGTCACACTCTACAAAATGGTAACATTACTTTCAGAGAAGGTCCTGTTATCAAGGCGATGAGAAAAGGCGCCGTTCTTCTTCTCGATGAAGTCGATCTTGGTTCAAACAAGTTGATGTGTCTTCAGTCAGTTCTAGAAGGCAAAGGTTACTTGATCAAGAAAACAGGTGAGTGGGTACAACCTGCACCAGGTTTCACGATTCTTGCAACTGCAAACACTAAAGGTCAAGGTTCAGATGACGGTAAGTTCATCGGTACTCAGATCATGAACGAAGCGATGCTTGAGAGATTCGCTATCACAATGCAACAGGAATATCCTGCTGTCACTGTTGAGAAGAAGATTCTCAAGAAAGAAATGGAACTCACTGGTTCAGTTGATGAAGAGTTCTGTGACAAACTAGTCGATTGGGCTGATGTGATCAGAAAGACCTACTATGAAGGTGCTATCGATGATGTTATCACAACAAGAAGACTTGTTCACATCGTCAACGCTTTCAGAATGTTTGACGACAAACTGAAGTCAATCGAAATGTGTATCTCAAGATTCGATGAAGATACTAGAAATGCCGTTCTCGACCTCTACACCAAAGTTGATGCTGGGGTCGACATGAACGAAAACTCTCTAGACGAATCAGAGAATTCAGAGTATAATGAATATGATGAGTAAGATAGATTACAAGTATAACGAAGGCGAACTCCTAAAAGAGTTCGCTGAGTACATTGATAATACTTATGATCAACACTACTCACTGAACAAATACCAGAGTACTGAGTTTATCATTGACTCAGGACATGGTGAAGGTTTCTGTATCGGGAATATTATGAAATATGCTCAGAGATACGGTAAAAAAGGTGGAAAGAACAGAGCAGACCTCTTGAAAGTTTTGCATTATGGTTTGTTCATGCTTCATGTTCACGACAAATATGAGGAGACTAAAAATGAAAATTAGTAATGAGACTAGAAGTGTCTTAAAAAACTTCGCAACTATTAATAGTGGTATCAAAGTCGAATCTGGTAATCAGTTGAAGACTATATCACAAATGAAAAATATCTTGGCAGTGGCAAATGTGCCTGAAAGTTTTGGCCAAGAGTTTAGTATTTACAACTTATCGGAGTTCTTAGGTGCAACTTCGTTGTTGGATAATCCTGATTTCGATTTCAACGATCAGAGTGTTTCGATTTCAGACAACTCAAGTGCAATGACCTACTTCTATGCAAGTGAAGGTATGGTTACTTCGCCTGAGAAAATGATCACAATGCCAGATGCAGAAGTGAAGATCGATGTATCTTCTACTCTCCTTTCTGAGTTACAGAAAGCTGCAAGTGTTCTTGGTGTAAGTGATCTTCAACTTGTATCAGATGGTACAAAGATTGAACTCGTTGTAACTGATAAGAAGAACGCCACTTCAAATACATTCTCAAGAATCGTTGGTGAAGGTAACGGTGTTTCTTACACAATGAATTTCAAGATCGAGAATCTTAAAATTCTAGATGGTAATTATGAAGTGTATGTCTCATCAAAAGGCATTTCTAACTTCAAGAATAAAGATGTAGACTTAGAATACTTTATTGCATTGGAACCAGATTCAAAATACAATGCTTGATCTAAATAATTTTAGTGTATTTAAAGTGCTAGTCTCCGCTTATAATACGGGAGTTGTTCATAACTCATCATCATTGGGCGAACAACACGGTTTCTCGGAGGGGTTTAACCACCTATGAACGAATATCTATTTGTAGAAAAGTATCGTCCTCAAACAATTGAGGACACGATACTTCCAAAAGCGACAAAAGACACTTTCAAAGAATTCGTAAAACAAGGGCAGATTCCAAATCTGCTTTTGTCTGGTTCTGCTGGTGTCGGTAAAACAACAATCGCAAAGGCATTATGTAATGAACTTGGTGCCGACTTCATCGTAATCAATGGTTCAGACGAAGGTCGACTCATTGATACACTCAGAACAAAGATCAAGAACTTTGCCTCTACAGTATCACTTTCTGGTGGTTCTAAAGTGGTGATTCTTGATGAAGCAGATTATATTTCTGCTGACTCAGTGCAACCTGCATTGAGAAACTTCATCGAAGAGTTCTCTTCGAATTGTAGATTTATCTTTACATGTAATTACAAGAACAGAATTATTCCTGCTCTACATTCTAGGTGTACAGTTGTAGATTTCAATATCACACCTCAACAAAAACAAACATTGGCTGCTCAGTTTCACAAAAGACTTTGTGAGATTTGCAATAACGAAAACATCAAATACGATGATAAAGTTCTCGTTGAACTGATCATCAAATTCTTTCCAGACTTCCGTAGATGTCTGAATGAAGTTCAAAGATATGGTGCTAGTGGTGAGATCGACAGTGGTCTTCTTGCTACTCTATCAGAAGAGAAACTTACACCATTACTAAACATGATGCAAGACAAAGATTGGTCAGGTATGAGAAAGTGGGTTGGTCAGAATTCAGATCAAGACTTCAATACACTGTATCGTAAAGTGTTCAATGCTCTCGAGCAGAAACTTGAACCTAGTTCGATACCTGCCTGTGTTCTTTTGATTGCAGACTATCAATACAAATCTGCTTTCTCAATGGACTCAGAGATCAACTTTGTTGCGTGTTTAACAGAAATAATGTCGGAGTGTAAATTCAAATAATGGGTAAACTCAGACAATGGTTTAGTAAATTAGTTGATAAATTAGTTGAAAAGTCTTTTCAAAGACAAGCAGATAGAATGTTTTTAAAATCAAGGAGAGATAATGACTGAGTTTAGTGAAAGAGTAGAGAGACAGAGACTTCTATTAGAAGCAGAAGAGTGGGCAAAAGGTGTAAAAGATTTACATGTACATGGCCTAAATTCAATGTGGTATGATGATAGACCAGAAGATACAGAAGATGGCAAAATGGTCACTGATACACAATTTAACAATGGTCTAATTGAAAGATCACAAGACGGTAAAGTTATTCATGTTTGGGGAACTAGACTAGAAGGTGAGGAACTAATCCGTGAATACGAAAGGAAGACACAAACCTGTGTCAGAGAATAAGATCAATCCATTCGACTTTGTCAAGAGTGTCTCTTACTCTAAAGTCGATATTATGCCAGATGAGATTGCAGAAAAGTCCTATCAACCTTTTCTGGTAAATCGTGCATTGTCGTATCACCAAGATGCGATCATGTTAGTCAATGAAATGAACTGTAAGCATGGTCTGGACAACCGTCTTCAGTATTCATTTTTCATAAATACCCTTAGAAAACGAAATCGATTTTCGAAATGGCAGAAACCTTACGAGAGTAAGAAACTTGATACGATAGCCAAAGCTTACGGCGTTTCTACTCAAAAGGCAAAAGAGTATGCCGAGCTTATCAATGATCAGCAGTATCGTGAATTGAAAGATAGTATGGGTGTAGGCGGACAAAACAATGGACGAGATAGTAAACAATCTAATAGAGGTAAAATTTCCAGAAAAAGATGATTTCCTAAAAATTAGGGAAACACTTACTCGTATTGGTGTCGCCTCAAGAAAAGAACCAGAACTCTTCCAATCCTGCCACATTCTTCACAAAAAAGGTAAATATTACATAGTTCACTTCAAAGAACTATTTCAATTAGATGGTAAACAAACTAACATCGATGAATCAGACATCGGTCGAAGAAACACTATCATCGATCTCTTAGTACAATGGAATCTACTATCCGTTGTAGAACCACAGAGAATTCAAGAACCAAAGGCACCTTTGTCACAAATTAAGATCGTTTCCTTCAAAGAGAAAAAAGATTGGAAACTGACTGCAAAATACTCCATCGGGACAAAGATCAACTAAATACTCACACGAAAGGAGGAAACACATATGTTTTCAGGAATAATAGATTTCATTATGGGTATCTGGAACTTACTAATGGTTATACCAGTAGTAATTTCAATCTGCTCAGTTATCGTGGCGTTAACACCAACTCCACATGATGACAAATTATGGGCAAAGGTTTACAAATGGTTAGAGGTTCTCGCTCTAGCGATTGGTAAAGCAAAAGACAAAAACCCCCTTTTAGATAAGTAAGGTTTGTGTTATGATAGTTCCATACTATTCGAATAGGAGAAAAATATGGAATTAGTAATTATTGGACTAGTAATTGTTGCAGTTCTTTACTTCGGTTTCTTTAGAGACAGAGGTAGTTCAAGTACTACACCAGTTACTCCTGCACCAGCTCCAGCACCTGCACCAGAGGTAGTCGCCGATGCAAATGGCAATGGCATTACTTCAAAGGCAGAACTGAAGAAACTAACTAAAGTTCAGTTAGTAGAGTTGGCAGAAAAGCAGAACCTGAAAGTCAAGAAATCAGGAACAAAAGCTGCGGTTATCAACGAGATTCATTCTCAATTAAAATAACAATTAGCTCAGACAGAGCGAATATGCAGTACTTTAAGGGCGCCTCGGCGCCCTTTTTTTATTCCACTATAATCAAAAAGCATAAATAACGGCATGGATGATTTAATGATGTTGATTTCTGAATTGGGTATACCTATTGCCACTGCAATAGTTATGGGCCTATTCATATTTTTAACATTAAAATACATTCTCGATGGTGTTCTAGACAACATTAAGACCTTAAATGGGTTTGTTACTATGTTAGAGAATCGTGTTCGAACAATGAACAACGAGATTGTGAAGATTGATTTAATGATCTCACAAGCACTTGAATTAAAACCAGATGTCGACAGAGTAGCGAGAGCAGAAAACTTTGTAGAAGAAGGACACATTGACAGTCGAAGAGATTAGTACCGTGGATATAGTAGTACAGATAGTTAATGATTACGGATTTGCCGTGTTATTAAGTATCGGTATGGGATATTTTATCTTCTATGTCTGGAAGTATGTAACAGAAAAACTAGAACCTATCATTGAAGAACAACATATGACTTTGATCAAACTGATTGACCAAGTTCGTATGTTAGACCAGGATCAAATTCGTCTTATGACGAAACTGAATACTGTTCTTGAGATGAGGGAAAATAAAAAACATGAAGAAGATAATTCTTAGTACATTATTAATCGTACCATTTGCACAGGCAGATATCGTACACAAATTCAAAAATCCAAGTTTCAGTGGTGTGGGCACTGGTGCTCATTATCTTACCATTGAAAACCAAGAATTCTCTCGTAAGAAAGCAATTGAAGATGCTTTAGAGTCCGCTAGAAAGGCAGCCGAAAGAGAGGCAGAGAATTCAACCTTAGCTAAATTTATTAGAAACTTAGAATCCAGAATCTACGCTCAGTTTGCAAAACAACTAGTCGAATCTATGTTTGCAAATGATACACCAGCAGGTTTTGGTTCATTCGCTTTAGAGGGAAATATCATCACATGGGAAGTCATTACAGATGAATCAGGCGCTGAGTTTATCAGACTGACTGTAGTTGGCGAAGATGGCACTGAAACAGTAATTGAAATACCAGTCGGTACAGGTAACTTCGGTCAAGATCCTGATACAGGCGGTGATTCAAATGGTTAACATGTTCAAATCGATAAAAACATATATATGGGTATTAGCTGTCATTTTACTGACAGGCTGTGCTTTAACACCTCAGTGGTCAGAGGGACCAGCTCAATGTGCTTATGAAACAGGTAAGTACAGTGAAGGTTGGAACAAAGATGTTGTCACTGGAGTTGCGAAGTCGGTATCTCGCAGATACATATGTATCGAAAATCCAGAAGTAGTTAAACTCCCAAGTTACTTAGAACTACTCAATTTACCTCCAGCAAAAGAAAGACCAGTAGTGACTGTCTATAATTTTTTAGACAAAACAGGACAAAGAAAGTCTGTCGATAACATTGCATCGTTCTCAACTGCCGTAACACAAGGTGGTGTAGAGATGGTAATTGATGCGTTAAAGACAGCAGGAAACGGAACATGGTTCAGAGTCGTTGAACGAAATGGCATTGATGCACTTATAAGAGAGCGCCAAATTATTAGAAGTGCAAGGCAAGATTATGCTAAGGCAACTGACACTGATCCACAAGGTTTGCAACCCTTGTTATTCGCAGGAATGATTATCGAGGGTGGCATTATCGGGTATGATACCAATTATAAAACGGGTGGTTCAGGCGCAAGAACTCTCGGTATTGGATTCTCCCGAATGTATCGTCAAGATATAGTGACTGTCTCTATGAGAGCAGTATCAGTATTGACTGGCGAAGTTTTATTGAATGTACAAACTCGAAAAACTATTTTGAGTGTTGGTTCAGGTGGAGATGTTTTCAGATTCATCGAACAAGGAACACAATTGGTAGAGATCGAGGACGGAGTGGGTAATAATGAGTCGGTGACTTTCGCTGTACGAACTGCTATTGAAGCAGGCGTACTTGAATTAATCATCCAAGGACACGATAGAGGTTTTTGGGAAATAGAGGGGTATAACGAAAATGAATAAAAAATTTATTTTAAGCACAATGCTTTTGATGTCGACTGGTATTCTTTTCGCACAGGCCACCGATGATAACGAAATTAAGATCACACAAACTGGTGATACTTTAAAACTTTACATTGACCAAGTTGGTTTTGGTAACAAAATTGGCGGAGATAATGCATCTTCAGGCAACCTAGGAAGTGCCATGGCAATTACAGGTTCTTCATTAGAGTTTGATTTAGATTTCACAGGTAACAATAATGTCCTTTTTGGACCTGTTACTGCTGACAGTTCATACTACAAGTTAGATTTCACAGGTGATTCTAACAGTATAGACTGGAAGATCGGAGATATAGGCAGTGCTGACAGTTCGAACATAAACTTCGATGTAACTGGTAGTAGCAATACTTTTGACATAGATCAAGGTAGTGCAGCTAGTGCTGAATCTTTAGACGCTGATCTAGTAATGATCGGTAGTTCAAACATTTTTGACATCGATTGGGAAGCTGATAACTTAACTTGGAATTTTGATATTACTGGTGACAGTAACAATATCAATACTTTACAAAATGATGCGAGTGATTCAAGTCTTAACTTTACATTAAATGGTGATTCTGCTGATGTTGATATCAACCAATTAACTGGTACTTGTGCAACAGGTGCTACTGGTTGTGTATCACCAACAAGTATGATTACATTAGATGTAACATCTGACAATGCAATCATTCAGATCAATCAAAAAGACTCAGCTAACGATTCTTAATTTGTTATTTGCGGTGGGGTTAGCATATGCTAACCCTATCGGAGATATCACTGAGTCTACAGGTATCGGAACAATCACTCGTAACAGCGAGTCGGTTGGCAATTCAGTCGGTACCGAAATACTTTTAAAAGACGAAGCACAGACTGGTAACGGTCGAATGAAGATCGTCTTTTTAGATAATGAAGTTCTCGACATGACAGAGAACACCTACGCCTTTCTCGATGAGGTGTATTACGATCCTGATCCAAATTTATCTAGAATGTCATTGAACATGGTTCAAGGCACTGCAAGATTTACATCTGGTTTAGGCAATCGTATCAAAAAGAAAAACATCAAAGTCAACACACCAGCTGCACAGATCACAATCAACGGAACAGATTTCACAACCACGGTCGATGAGATCGGCAGGAGTCTTGTCATTCTTTTACCTGACGCCAATGGTGATGCAAGTGGTGAGATCGTTGTCACTAACGATGGTGGTTCAGTTACACTAAACGAAGCCTATCAAGCAACGATGGTCAGTTCATTTGATTCTCCACCAGCGTCAACTGTTACACTAGCAAACATAACACCGAATATGATCGATAACATGTTCATTGTAAACCCACCTGAAGAGGTGAGAGAGCAGATGGAAGATTCTTATCGAGATGAACAAGACCAAGATCAAGGCATATTAGATGTTGACTTCTTAGAGTTCAACGAATTAGAAACAGATGCTTTGGCAGATACAGGTGAATTAGAATTCTCAGAATTGGATATCGACTTCTTAGATGTCGACTTTCTAACCGATCTGTTAGATGTAGTAGAAGAATTAGAAAGAACTACAGTCACACTTGCAGATGTTCAACAAACTTCTGGTACAGGTGCAGTAGAACTACGAGGCGCTCAGATAGGATTCAATAAAGATTCTCAGTTCAATGTGTTTGTGCAAGATGGCGATTTATACTTCTATAGAAATGTGCAAGGTACCATTGAAATCGTAATCGTAAATGGTACTAGTAAATCTGGTTTTCTAGACCTAAATATTGATGGTTATGTTGGTATGTTACAGTTTGGATTAGACCCTACGATTGAGATATACATTAACCAGAACAACTAAATAACGGTATGTGGGAACGAATTAAAGAATTTATATTTAGATATTGGATTAGACCATGGGGAAACTAGGACCTATAATATTTCTACTAACACTAGTGTGTCTTTCAGCTGCAATGGAAACATATGCAGGCGAAGGACATAATCATGTTCATGTAGAACAACTGAATAGTGGTGACAACTTAGAACTTAACATCGATCAAATTGGTTATGATAACACGATTAACTTTTCTTTTGATCATGCAAATAACACATTTAACTTTACACAGAAAGGTGCTGGCAATACAATCAGTTGGGTACCTTGGTGGGGTTCAGGTAAATCATGGGGCGGTGATGTTGACGGATCAGGCAATGATATTACAATTGACCAAGAAGATGGTGCAACATATGGTGCTCATGTTTGGGGCAATGACAACATTGTAGATGTCACACAAAAAGGTGCCCACGAAACTTATCTAGATATTCATGCCGATGGCACATCAACAGAAATTTGGCAACAAGATTCAGGATCAAAATACGCAAGAATTTATTATTACGGAACTGCCGATGATTCTACAACAGACTTAATGCAAAAAGGTGCTGGCGCTCACACAGCATATATCACACTTCAAGGTTCAGAGACAACCGATCTCACACTCATACAACAAGGTAACACAACACAATCTTATACACTTACACAAACATGCGTTACTGTAGGTGGTTGTTCAGTCACAGTAACACAAGGTAATTAATGTACTCTTGGAAAACAGTCTTAGTGACCATTGGGTTACTATTTGGTCTTAAGGTATGGAATCCATACTTCATAGAAAACATATCATGGTCATGGTTTGATTTTCTACATCAACAAAAAGAAGTTCAACATGTAGACGATATTGTACTTGTTGATATCGATGAGAAGTCATTAGAAAAATATGGTCAGTTCCCTTGGCCTAGAGACATCTATGCAGATTTACTTCTCAATTCAGATGAAAGTTTAACTCATGTCTTTGCAATTAAATTTGCCGAACCAGATCGGTTTGGTGGTGACCAAGCATTTGCTGGCGCCTTAGATCAAAGATTGAGTTTATTATCCAGTTCTCCTACCAATCAAAAAGATACTGGTTCTTCTCCATATGTACCAACAACAACTTTCGGAGGCGGAGATATAAGTGAATCAATCTGGAACTTTGATGGCATTTCTTCACCTGTGCCTGTACTTGAAAATGGCGCTTGGGGTGTTGGTGTTACAGTTGCAACACCACCTGTAGAAGGTACGCCTAACTTTGATAACACTACTAGATCAGCACCTTTAATTGTCTCAGCAAACAATGTAATATATCCGTCTCTCGCTTTAGAGACTTTACGAGTATTATATGATATGCCTAGTTATCAAACTAAAGTCACAGAAGAAGTAGGCATAGAATGGATTAGAATGGGTCGGGCAAAACCAATCGAAACTACTCCAACGAGTGATGTGATGATCAGTTATTGGAATAGTTTCGACCGAATATCAGCGAGTGATCTACCTCAGAGTGACCTTACAAACAAGGTTGTAATATGGGGTCTGACTGCTGAGGGGTTGAATAATCCAATTTCAACTCCAGTGGGTGTATTGTATCCCCACGAAGTTCAAGCAAACCAAATCCAAACCGTCTTGCAAGAAGTTCAAATACAACAATCCTACTATCTTGAATTCGTAGAGACTTTTCTTCTTCTGATAAGCCTTCTAGGAATATTGGTAGTGGTCTACACTTTGCCCACAGTTCTTTCGGGCTTAGTGAGTCTAGGTATTGTTGGATTTCAGGTGGGTTTGGGTTACTATGTGTGGATTTATGAGCTCGTTCTGATCGATACTTTCTTGTCATCAATGTTCTCCATGATAGTATTTGGACATGCTTCATTTAACAAATACTATAAAACATATCAACTCAAAGAACAAATTAAGAAGCAGTTCCAAAAGTATTTATCTCCAGACATGGTCGAGGAACTTCAGAAAGACCCAAGTAAACTTAAGTTAGGTGGTGAACGCAAAGAGATGACATTCATGTTCATGGATATATGTGGGTTCACTCCAATCTCAGAGGCATATAAGAACAATGATGATCCAGAAGGACTTGTAGAACTGATCAACAAGTTCTTGGATGTACAAACTAAAATAATTATAAATAATAGAGGAACAATCGACAAGTATATGGGCGATTGTATTATGGCTTTTTGGAATGCACCCCTTGATTGTGAAGATCACGCCAATCGGGCAGTCAAATCAGCAATAGAAGTATTAGATGCCACAGAAAAATTAAATGAAGAACTTGCTCCTCTCAATCTACCTCCTATTAATGTCGGGATTGGCATTAGCACAGGAGAATGTATTGTCGGAAACATGGGATCAGAAATTAGATTTGACTATTCCGTCATTGGAGACGCCGTCAATCTTGGTGCTCGACTCGAAGGCCAAACACGCAATTATGAGGGGGTGGACTTGTTGCTATCGGCAAGAACTGCTGGATTATGTAATGACTTCTCATTCAGAGAAGTTGACAGAATCCATGTTAAGGGAAAGACCGAGAAAGTTACCATCTTTACAGTTTAGCGAACCTGTTAAACGAGAATACATATACGCATTTTATTTTTTACAACTAGCAGATGTTTGGACCACAAACGAGGGCATGAAATACGATTGTGTTTATGAGGCAAATCCTCTTTTACCAAAAGTACCACACTTTGATAGATTACTCATACACAAAGCATTCTTTCTACGACCATTCCAACATTTAGATTCAATGAATCTAATACGAAATGAAGATATGGTTTTTCCTCTGATCTTTTCTGCATATGTTGTTAATAATAATCTCAGAGTAATAGATCAAGCACAACGAAGGTGTGAGCTCAGATAAACACTATATAAAGTATTATGCCAATTAAATTTAGTAATTCGATTGTGAAGATTGACAGAAACACAAAGAAGAAAACTATCGAGCATGATTACATGCACGCCAAACCACTTCAAGCACTTCTAGATTACTTCAACAATCGAAGTAACCCAGCAAAGAAAAGACAAAAGGTCAAGAACGAACTTGTAAGACGAACTAAAAAAGGTCTTGCACGAATCATTTTTAACTGATAAAATCCCCTATATACCTTTGTGACATTTATGTTACAGGACAGAGTAGATTGTGTTACAATCGAAGAGCAGTAACGGATAGTCACGACACATAATATAGGAGATTCATATGCTTAAATATGCATTAGTATCTGCCTTGTTGTTACTAGGACTACCAGCAATCGCAGATGATACTAACACAATCAAAAAGTCCGAATTAGATAAACTCACCGTTTATAAAGACCACACTATACTATTCGACATGAAAGACGGAAGAAAATACTTCGGTCCTATCATGACACCTGACTGTATAAGGGGTAGAATCTATATCGACAGAGGTGTAGAAAACATCAAATCATTCAAGTTACTTCACAACGAAGGTTTTAAAACCTGTGAATTTGATGTTAAAAGAGTTGCATAATTTTTCAAAAAACTACTTGAAAAATCTGTAGAAATACATATATAATAATAGTGTTAATAGATAACAAACCAATTTCTTGGTAGCAACTATTAACACTATCTTGATGCCCATAAGGGGTCAAGAATATAAACTTGCTATTTAATAGGAGAAAATTATGACAAGTATAGACGCCTTTGGTCGATTCAGACCATTTTCAATCGGTTTCGATAAACTCTTCGATGACATGGAGAGACTATCAGGCCACAACGATAACTTCCCACCTTACAATGTGATCAAGTCCTCAGACGACTCGTTTCTCATTGAACTTGCAGTTGCAGGATTTAATAAAGATGAACTCAGTATCGAGTTCAAAGATAAAGTTCTCACTGTAACAGGTGACAACACAGTACGACAAGACTTAGAATTTGTCCATAAAGGAATCTCAGAAAGAAGTTTCAAGAGAGCATGGACATTAGGCGATCACATTAAGATCGATAAAGCCTCTGTAGTCAATGGTCTACTGGTCATTTCCTTAATTAAAGAAGTACCTGAAGAAGAAAAACCAGAAATAATTAAAATTTCTTAAAAAACCCTCTTGCAGGTTTGATGATTCTTTAGTAATATGGACTCATCAAGCGGAGTTAGTTTAAAGTAAAATACTAAACTACCAGTTTAGAGATCACGGTGCGAATCCATGACTCCGCTCCAATTTAAAAACAGGAATATTATGTCAACATTAATCAATGTAGGTGAGACCTTACCAGAGGTCACAATGCCGTTTAGAGCAGAAGGTGAATGGAAATTTCTAAACACCAGAGAACAATTTGCAGGCAAGAGAGTGGTAATCTTTGCACTTCCAGGTGCTTTTACTCCTACTTGTTCATCATTTCAACTTCCTGGTTTTGAAACTATGTACTCACAGTTTCAAGAAAAGGGAATTGAAGACATTTACTGTTTATCAGTAAATGATTCTTTTGTTATGAACTCATGGTTCGAAGCACAAGGTATTGAGAATGTGAAACCATTACCAGATGGTAACGGTGAATTCACAGAACTCGTTGGTGCCTCAGTAGCAAAAGCAAATGTTGGTTTTGGTATTAGATCATGGAGATATGCAATGGTTGTAAACGATAATGTCGTAGAAGCCGTATTTGCAGAAGAGGGTTTCGGTGACAACATCGAATCTGATCCATATGAAGTATCAACACCAGAGAATGTTCTAGCAAATCTTTAAACTTAAACAGGTCTGTCGTGTATCGTATTCGTAAAATAACGAGACAGGACATTCCTGTTTGCATATCAATACAACACTCTTCACACTTTCATCCAAAAGAACAATTATGGAATGAATCATATTGGTATCATGTTGTCTTAAATCTTTTGACAGACTCATGGGTTGTAGTAGATGATAATGATGAAGTTGTGGGTTACGGCGTTGGTATAATACGATATGCAGATGAACTGAACGGCGAACTTGCATGGAATTTTTTGGATGCTTGTGTTAGTAGAAAAGCTTCAGGCATTGCCGATGATTTATTGTCATTTTTGACGGAAAAGTATCCATTAATGTATGGATATGCTGATGTCAACAACAAAACTTCTCTAAGATGGCTCAAGAGACATGGTTGGATAATTATTAAAACAGTAAAAAATTATTATGCAAATGGAAACGATGCTTATTTCGTTGCAACAAATTGATTTTAAAAGTCCCTTGCGAGTTACCCTAGACCATGATATCATGGTTCTAGGGTTTTTATTATGATATTAGAAAAGAAAGACGCTAAGACAGCAGCTAAAGTTTTTACAGATTACTTCAAAGACATAGGTCGTATTGATGACTATCTTCGAAGAATTAAACTAGAACGAGTTGCGAATATGCCAGCATCTCTTCCAGGAATGGGACCAGAAGATGAGATGTTTCAGTCTTTTGATATGCACCCACAAGACATGGAGTTTGAGTGTCGTCAAGTTCCTAATGATCTATTCTGTAATTATCTAGAGATAGTAACCTCTCATGCAGTAGAGTTTTCAGTTCCTGGAAAGTGTTTTCGATGGGTGGTCTATGAAAAGAACACCAATAAAATTGTTGGATTCATTCGTTTTGGTTCTCCAACAATCAATTCAAAACCAAGAAATGACTTCTTAGGTAGACCATTAGACACTTTGAATCCAGATGTCATGAGCAGATTCAATGACTCTTCAATTATGGGATTCTCTATAGTTCCTACTCAACCATTCGGTTTCAATTATCTAGGTGGTAAATTACTTGCAGGCATTTGTTGTTCACATCTTGCAAGAAGATCACTCAATCAAAAGTATGGTGGACCTTTCTGTATGTTTGAAACTACCTCATTATATGGTAGTACAAAGTCATCTTCAATGTATGACGGCATGAGACCTTTTTTAAGATTCAAGGGACTTACCGATTCAAACTTTGCACCTTCAATCAATGACCAAAAATATAGAGATTTGAAAAAATGGTTTGAAGACAGAAATAATGGGCAACCCTTGATTGATCCTGTTGCTACATCAAAGAAGTTGAAAACACAAACTAAGATGATATCCATCATAAAGAACTCATTAGAAGGTGTAGACTTAGAAGAATTTAACAAATGTTTAGTTGATGCAAAAGGATTAACAGAGAGAAAGAGACAGTTCGCATCAATGTATGGTTTCAAAAATGTAAAAGAATACTTAAACTTAGAGACTGATACCTTAGAAAAGGCAGAAAACTATGACAGATTTGAGTTTGATAGTATTGTAGAGTGGTGGAAAAAACTTGCTTCTAAAAGATATGATAAACTTAAGGCAGAGAATAGATTGAGAAATGAACTTGAAGTTTGGACCAAGAATACTGATAACATAGATATAATAAGATGAGTAAAAAAGAAAACGAAATAAGAACTTTGCAGAAACAGGCTTGGGACCGAGCAATGAGTAAAAGTAAACCTAATGCTGGTACGCCACATGATTGGGAAGATTACGAGAACGAAAAGGAAGATGAATAAATTATTTGGAAACATATTCAGAGTGGTAGAAAATCCATTTGAAGAGTCAGCAGGTATTGAACTCATAGATGGACAGTGGGAAGGTTTAGTTTATCAATATGGCAGAGTAAACTTTGTCGAAGGCAAAGCTGAGATTGAGTTCGAGAGAAGTGTCAGAAGATTACCAAAAGGTGTCGAGGAGACTGAGGAGAACATAGAAGAACTACTAAATAATAGCGAACTACACCAACTCATGGGTGATATACTAGTAGAATTACTAGAGGAACAAGTAAAGAAAGATGAACAGAGAAATATTGAAGGAACAGATCAAGAGACATGAAGGTGAAGTCTTAGAAATTTATAAAGACTCTCTTGGTTACTTAACATTTGGAGTAGGGCATCTAGTCAGAGAAGATGATCCTGAATTTGGTCAGCCAGAAGGCACACCAGTAAGTCAAGAAAGAGTAGACGAAGTCTACGATCACGATTTCGATAAGCATGTCGAAGAAACAAAACACTTAGTAGAAGACTTTGATGATTTACCAGAAGACATTCAACATGTCTTAGTGAACATGATGTTCAACATGGGTTACAATCGTTTATCAAAGTTTAAAAACATGTTGAAGGCTGTTGACTCAAGAGATTGGGAAGAAATGGCAAAACAGATGGAAGATTCTAGATGGTTCGGTCAAGTAGGTCGAAGATCAAAAGAATTAAAGGAGATTGTATTAAGTGTTTAGTCCTATGGACGGCGCAACAGTTAAATGTATTCGTCTTAACACAGGCGAAGTTTTACTAGGTTTCGCTAAGGCAAAAAACAGTGGTGATTGGATCATTGTTGAACCACAGATTATACTCACAACTGCCGAGAGTGGCAAGATGACAGTTGACTTTGCACCATGGATTCCATATGCAAAAGAGTATGAGTTCGTGATCAACAAGAATCAGATTCAAACAGTATTTGATCCAAGACCACAACTTGAAACTAATTTTAAATCTGCCACAGGCAATAATGTAAGAGGTAAGGTAAGTAAATAATGAAAGACATGACAAACGAAATTTTGAAATCAGTTGTAGCACATGCTGATGGAATGATTGCAAAACATAAAACGAATGTGCTAGTTCAATGTAAAAACTCAGTGGGTGTTGCAGAACACGGCGACCACATCGAGACAATCCAACAAGAAATGGAAAAGATTGCACACTACGAAGATATCAAAGGTGTAGTAGCAAAACATTTCAAAGAATATGGCGATATTCATTTAGATAAGTCCCTTCTCAACGAATAATCTTTGTAGTATAATAACTACATGGATTTTTATACAAATGTATGTCGATCTAGAGACAAGATTCTAGTACAAGGGTATTCAGGCAATAAGAAACAGAAGATCGCTGTTTCTTATCGTCCGAAACATTTCATTCCATCTAAACGAGGTCAAACACCATACAAGTCACTTGACGGTCGACCACTCGAAGTTGTTGAACTCAACTCTATGGGTGGTGCAAGAAAGTTCCGTGAGAAGTATGATGGTGTCGAAGGCTTTGAGATTCATGGTTACGACAGATATGTCTACACATATATCTCAGATAAGTTTCAAGGCGACATTCAATGGGACTTCAACAAAGTAAAGATCGCAACACTTGATATTGAGTGTGAGTGCGAAGATGGTTTTCCAGAACCAATGCTCGCATCTGAAAAAGTCAATGCGATCTCAATCAAACCATTCGGCAAAGAAACAGTTGTCTTCGGCATCGGACCATGGGATCATGGCAGAACAGATGTCATCTATATCGAATGTAAAAACGAATTCGATCTCTTACAAAAGTTTATCAAATACTGGCGAACAGAATGGTTCGATATCATTACAGGTTGGAATGTAAACTCATTCGATATTACCTATCTTTGTAATCGTATCGACAGACTCATGGGCGAAGATGAACATCGTAAACTTTCGCCATGGGGTCAATCAAATGTTCGTGAGTTCACAACACAAGGTTATCAGAAACAACAAGTCTTCGATCTTCTAGGTGTCAACATCATCGACTATCTAGAAATGTATCGTAAGAAAACATTCGTCAACCAAGAATCATACAAGTTAGATCACATTGCACAAGTAGAACTTGGCAAAGGTAAACTTGATTACTCAGAATATGGTTCACTGCATACATTATACAAACAAGACTATGCAAAGTTCCTAGAATACAATGTTCGTGATGTTGTTCTCGTAGAAGAACTTGATAACAAACTCGGTTTCATGGAGTTGGTAATGTCTCAAGCCTATACTGCAAAGTGTAACTATTCAGATACATTTGGCATGGTGAAGTATTGGGAAACTATCATCTACAACTTCTTAAAAGAACAAGGTATTCAAACACCACCACAAAGACTCAAGACAGGTAACGATAAGAACAAACCTATTGCAGGTGCATTTGTAAAAGAACCACTTGTCGGTGGTCACAATTGGGTGATGTCGTTTGACTTGAACTCACTGTATCCACATATCATCATGCAGTACAACATTTCGCCTGAGAAACTTGTCAAAGGCAATCGTCAAGATGTAAACATCGACAGACTGCTTGATAAGAAGTGTGATCTATCATATTGTAAACAAACTGATACATGTGTCACACCAAACGGTGTACTTTTCTCTCGTGACAAACAAGGCATGTTTCCTGAACTCATGGAAACTTTTTACGAAGAGCGTAAAGAGTGGAAGAAAAAGATGATTGAGTATCAGAAAGAGAAAGAGAAAACAAAAGATGTCAAACGCCTACGAGAACTCGACACACTGATCAAGAGAGCATATAACAATCAACAAGTTCGTAAGATCGCCTTGAACTCTGCTTATGGTGCAATGGCAAATCAATACTTTGCCTTCTTCTCTATCGATCTTGCAGAAGCAATCACTATGTCTGGTCAGTTGATCATCAAGTGGGCAGAGAAAACAGTCAACGAATATCTCAACAAGATTCTCAAGACAGAGAACGAAGATTATGTGATCGCAATCGATACTGATTCTGTTTACATTACAATGGACAAGTTCGTCAATCAAATCTTTCCCGAAGATACACCAAAAGAAAAGATCATTGACTTCTTAACGAAGGCAGAATCAAAGATAGAAGAAGCGCTTGCAGATGGATTTTTAGAACTGGCAGAATACACAAACGCCTTCCAACAAAAGATGGAAATGGGCAGAGAAGTGATTGCAGATCGTGGTATCTGGACTGCCAAGAAGAGATACATTCTCAATGTTCACGATAACGAAGGTGTCAGACTGGCAGAACCAAAACTCAAGATGATGGGTATCGAAACTGCAAAGTCATCAACGCCTCAATGGGTTCGTGACAAGTTATCAACAGCACTTGAAGTTGTGATGCGAGGCACAGAACAAGAACTATGGGAGTTTGTCGAGACTGCAAGAAAAGAATTTCGTAATCTTCCTCCAGAACAAGTCGCCTTCCCTAGAGGTTGTCGTGGTCTATTTCAATATAAAGATTCAACAAACATTTATTCAAAGGGTACACCAATACATGTTCGTGGTTCTCTTCTCTACAATCATCTACTCGTAGAAAAGAATCTCGATATGAGATACGAACTGATCAAGAATGGTGAGAAGATTCATTTCACATATTTGACCATGCCAAATCCAATCAATGAGAATGTCATTTCATTTACAAGTACATTGCCTAGAGAATTCGATTTACATCGTTTCGTAGATTATGATATGCAGTTCGAAAAGTCATTCGTAGAACCGCTCAAAGTTATTGTCAATTTAATCAACTGGAATGTAGAACCAGTCGCTAGCCTAGATTCATTCTTTGGATAAATAGATGGCATGGATGACAATGACATATTAGAACGCATAGAAAAACTCGAAAGAGATTCTCACCCACCCATAGGTTTGTGTGAGTTTGAAGGATTTCAAGAGTTAAATAATAGAATTGATGCGATTGAGGAAAAGTTAGAACAATGTATGAGTATAATGTTACAATCGTCAAAGTCGTAGACGGAGATACGGTAGATGTCGATATCGATTTAGGATTCGGCATGACATATAAGAAGCAAAGAGTTAGAATGCTGGGCATCGACACGCCTGAAAGTCGAACTCGTGATAAAGTCGAAAAGAAATTTGGCAAAGCATCAAAAGCTCACCTCAAAAAACTTCTTAATAACTCAGAAAGAATTAGTCTAATTTCTCATGACAAAGGTAAGTTCGGTAGAATTCTAGGCGAACTCTATGGTCATTATGAAGAAGGACATCCAGTATTTGGTGGTTCTTTTAACATCAATCAACAAATGATTGACGATCATCATGCAGTAGAATATGATGGTTCATCTAAAGAACTGATCGAAGAACAACACTTAAAAAACAGAGAGATTCTCCTAGAAAAGGGAGAAGTAGAACTATGACCATGTCACTTATGGATGTTTTCTATATTGGCATGTTTGTCATCATTTTCGGTTTCATTATTCATATTGAGACTAACATTAAGATTCTGATGGAGATGATGAAAGAACATGTCCGTTGTGAATCATTAGCAGATTTAAAAAAGTCACTTGATAAAGAATAAGTATTAGTGTAAACTAGTACTATTATTATAAATTATGAGAGGTGCAAATGAATTTTATCAAAGATTTAGTCAAAGCATCGGGTAACGAATACGCAAATATTGTTGCCGATGGTGTTGCGGCTGGTGATGTAGATAACTTCGTAGACAGTGGTTCTTACATCTTCAACGCATTATTGTCAGGTACACTTTATGGTGGCCTGCCTTCAAACAAAATCACCGCAATCGCAGGTGAATCAGCAACAGGTAAAACTTTCTTCGCATTGGGAATGTGCAAACAATTCTTAGAAGATAATCCTGACGCTGCCGTAATCTATTTCGAATCAGAATCAGCAATCACTAAAGATATGATTGAAGAGAGAGGAATAGATTCATCAAGAGTTGTTATCGTGCCTGTGGTAACAGTTCAAGAATTTCGTCATCAGGCAATCAACATTCTTGACAGATATTTGGAAACAGATGAGTCAGAGAGACCTCCAATGATGTTTGTTCTCGATTCACTTGGTATGTTATCAACTACCAAAGAGATCGAAGATACAGCAGATGGTAAAGAGACTCGTGACATGACTCGTGCCCAAGTTGTTAAAGGTGCATTTAGAGTTCTGACATTGAAACTCGGTAGAGCAAAAGTGCCAATGATTGTAACCAATCACACTTATGATGTTATCGGTTCCATGTTCCCACAAAAAGAAATGGGTGGTGGTTCAGGACTTAAGTATGCAGCTTCATCTATCGTCTATCTTTCTAAGAAAAAAGAAAAAGAGGGTAGTGAAGTTGTGGGAAATATTATACACTGTAAGAACGCCAAAAGCAGACTGACAGTTGAGAACAGAATGGTCGATGTGAGATTAACATACGACAAAGGTCTCGACAGATATTATGGTCTACTTGATTTAGCTCTCGCAAGTGGTGTCTTTAAGAAGTCATCAACTAGAGTCGAGTTGCCAAATGGTAAGACAGAGTTTGGTAAAACCATTAACAACAATCCAGAAAAGTACTTCACAGATGATGTGATGGAAAGACTAGAAGAGGTAGTAAAAGATTATTTCAAATATGGAAGCAAGAATAGAACAGACGATACTGAAGAACCTGATACAGAGTGAAGAGTTCACTCGTAAGGTAATTCCTTTTCTCAAGTCTGAGTATTTCACCGACTCATCTGAACAGTTAGTTTATCAACTGACTAGGGAGTATTTCGATAAGTACACCAAGAGTCCAACAGTTGAAGCACTTCTCATAAACCTTGACAAG